TTGGAAACCAACTAAATCATCAGAGAATGAACTTGCACCGGATGGACCTTGTGGAGGACATGTAAATTTTTGTAATGCCATTATTCAGTTATGTTTGTAAAGTTTTTACTAAAATCAATATTATCACCTCTATTTTGTCTAACTTCATATAATAACGTATTAAATTGGTCTCTAATTTCGTATAGGTTATATTGTTGGTAGATGTTATTATTTGTGTCGTAGATTGTGTAGATACCATCATCCATAGATTTAGTTTGATTACCATAAAGAGCAATAGCCAATGTTGAGAAATCTTGGTCAGCAATTTCAATGTCAAGGGTAATAGGATTAAAGAAGGTATTAGACATTATAATATTTTGATTTGGCTGTCCAATATATGGTGTTGCATTTGGTTTGTTCGTCGGAGATGAAGACGGAGAAACCGTACAAAAGATTATATTTGTATTATTATCAGTATATCTATATCTTATTGCTTTTTGTGATGTGTTTGTTAAATTTTGAACAACCGGTTCACAAAAGAATGAGGATGTTACAATTCTAAAGAAATTAGGTATTTTTGTTCCATCAGAATTTAAATACTCAATTCTAAATCCAACTAACCCCTGATTAACAAATTTATTTCTAAATTGACTTGGTACATCATTCAAATCAATTACAATTCCTTTTACGTTAGGTAATGATGATAACACACCACAATCCAAAATACTCGTTCTAATCTCCGCTGGTCTAATATATAAGGTGTAGATACCTAATTGGTTAAATTGTTCAGCAGGTAGTCTTAAATTGTATAATCCACCCAATATTTCCACATTAGGGTTTGGGCTTGAACTTGTTTGTTGATTATTAAAATAAGGTCTTAATATTGATACCGCATCTAATTTTGTTAAAACAAAATTATCTGTTTCATCTCTTGATGGTGTATAATTAAGAATGATGTCCACATCTTCGGGTGATACATCTGCGGGTCTTATTGTACCGTATGTTCCTGTTGCCATATTATTATTTTAATCTATTTTTATTATGTTAAAAAATTTGTAACCATATTTTTCAAGGTCACCTAAATTATCTACTTCTCCTAATCTTTCCATTGATTCTAACCCGGAAACTTTTCCCCTCTCTATAAATACATTGGATTGAACTTCTGGCTCGTCAATTACATTTAATAATGCTTCATTTTTTACAATTGGTTCACATACCGTATCTATTGGTGTCACACCACTAACTACAAAGACAGTTGTACCGTCACTAAAATCATAGTAATCAACACCATTTATTGTATATCCGGTATATAATTTAGAACCACTTGTTTTTCCACCCCAATATGTACCCACAACTCCTGTTGTCCCTGTTATTTGAACACCTAAATTATAATACCCATCATCTAAAGTGGATTTTTTACCATAAACTCTTAAATCAGCCACCGATGATTGAGAATACCCCGTTATTACTAATGGGACTGTTAAATAAGGGTTAACCCCACTTTTATATGTTTGACAACTAGCATCACCACTATAAATAAAATCATAACAAACAGGTGTTGCTGACCAACTACCACCCATAGGGGTAAAACAAGTTGTACCTTTAGGGTCTAATATAGTTGCATTTGTAAATGGTACAGTGACTGTTTTCCTTACCACATTAGAACCCCACGGACTCATACCTGACATACTAATTGTAAATCCACTAGTAGGACTTGCTTGAGAATATGTGTGTGAATAAAAAGTAGGACTAAAATTTGTTACGGTTTGTTTTGGAGTTCCATCACCCCAATCTATTTCATAAGACGAAAATTCTAAATATTTTTTAAACTCAATGTCAGATGTATTATAAAAATTGTAAGTATATGCTGATAAAGTATTAGCCGAAAACAAAAAGTTAGTCATAACCTCTTGTTGTAATATCATCCCATCAAAAACTGAATAATATCCAACATCTACCGTATTTTCAGTAATTAATATTGGAATAGTTAAACCTGTTAATAATGATGTACCTGGTTTGAGTGTAGCCTTTGAAATATTAGAAGTCGCTGTTGTTCCTGTTGCTCCCGTTAATATTTGAGTCATTGATGAATATACATAAGCTGACCCATCAATATATTTAGTTACCTCTCTAGTATATATGTCACAACAAAATGGAATCTTCTGTTGGTCAAGATATGGGTCTCCAATATAATTAACTTTAAAAACATCCCCATTAATTACTTCAGGAGATATCCTTATACGATATGTGTTTGCACTCATTATGGATTAATATATTCATACCATTTTATGGAACTAGTCGTTCCTGCCCTACTACCTGAATCATCCAAGATTTCATAGGTTTTATTAACATAATCTAAATTAACTTTGTAATAGAAATATTTTGAATCAAATTGAAAAGCACTTGTTATTGTTGGTGGAATTTGAGGCACTTTCATCATTTTAACATACACACCTAATCTTCCATCAAAAAATTTAGCACTCATATAGAAAGTTGTTATATTATAAAACTTAATATTTTTCAACCAATAAATAAAAAACCCTTCTTTATCACCAACAAAATCTAATTTGTATGATGGTTTTTTAATTAAAACATCCGGTATATATGGTGATAAGTTAACCAACTCTGTAAACCCCTGTTGAACAGGTATAATTATCGTAAAATAATTAGTTTGAGATTTACCATCCATTGTATCATAAAAATCTAATTTGAAAAACGATTTGGTAAAAGGTTTTTCAAAGTAATAAATCTCTGTTTTAGTAAAACCTTCAGGTAAATAACTAGTCACCCAATCATTGTTAGTTGCCGTCGTTACATTTGTAGGATTACCACTATAAAAATGAAAATCATATTTAACATCAGTTTTAGTATCATTATCATATGGTTTATGTGAAAATCTTAACAATTCAAAATCTTCAGCAATTCCAATTATGTCCTCAATAACGTCTTCCTCATAAAGTTCAATACTATCTTCTTGTCCATACATATCCCATTTCAGTTCAATCGGTAAAAGAATGTACTGCTCATCGTTTGGTATCACAAATTTAAATTTATTACTCACAATCGTCTATTATTGGTTCTGCTGTTATGTTTTGTTCACTATAATTAGTTCCTTCCGGTATAATTCTAAAAATAATTGTATTATTTGGATAATGAACACCATTTAAAAATGGATAATTAACACCAATATTATCAGAATCAATATAACCATATGTGTATAAATCTTTCCATAGAAAAGAATCTTTACTTGATGAGAAATACGCATAATTTGGAACATCAACAACATTTTTTTTATTACCTTCTTCAATATATGTTGAAAAAGCTCTTATACTCAATCCATGATGAGGTTGATAATAATACCCATAAGGGTTCCCTTTAGACATAGACACTCCCGATGGTTTTGGTGTACCTATATTAAACACTTCCGGATTATATGTTATTTTATGAAACAATGTTGAAATCACTCTTTCTGTTTGTTCAAAATTATTCCACTCACAATAATCACCATCTAAAGTATCACCTTCTTTTAATGGTAAAACATATGTAAAATCAATTTTTTGACCATTTAACTTTACACCCAACGGTGTTTGATAAGTTCCTAATGGAAAATTAGTATCGGAGTTTGAGTTACTATCTCTCCACCAAAAAGACGGTAATTTATCTGTGGGGTCTAAAGGTAAATTAAATTCATAACCCTTCTTTAAACCATAAAACCCTAATCCCGCACCTTTAGGTCTTCCTAAAGTTAATCCAAAATAACCTTTCCAAATAGTTGTGAAAAATAATTCAGTTATTGGTCTTTGTAAGTTATCCAATAATGGATTTATTTTAATGTCTTTACTAAAAGATAATGTGTAATTTTGAGAGCCTTCTTTTATTGATACTCTAGCAATTCTATTAGGGGTAAACCCACTACTTTCATATTTTTTCTTAATACCAAAAATATTTTGGTCAAACCCTGCGTTAACTAAAACCGCGTCATCAACATTAGTTAAAATCTTATGTTTTCTAACGTAATATGATGACGTAGTATCGGCAGCATCATCAGGATTAACAACTCTTTTAAACGTACCCTCAACACCATCATCAAATGTTAATCCGGTAAAACCAACATTAAAAATATTGAATATATATAAATCACTACCATCAAACCCATCACCTAATGAATACACCTCAAAAGTGTCAATATTATTATATGAAAAATTTAATTTAACTGATTCACCCGCAGTTAATCCATGTTTAACAGGACATCTAAACGCAACAATATTTTGACCATTGTTCTCATCATTTTCAATAACAAATGGTATACCGGCCGATGCTGTCCAAATTAATGTTTGAGTTGTTTTTTTTTCAATCGCCTCTAATTGTTGATTATAAACATTTTCAAAAGGATAACTTATAAAATGATTCCAATTATATGTTGATGCACTTTTTGACACAAAATCAATATGATTATTGGGTAGTTGAGTATAACCCGAAACATTATAATCACTTCTAATAAAATCAAATTCGTGATATTGGGGAAATCCTGACCACATAATAAGAGGATTAATAGGACAGTTTAATTTTGCCGCAACAATCTCATTTACATAATATAAATTATTTTCTAATGGAACATAATTTGTAGAACCAGTATATGAATTACTAAATAATATTGAGAATTTACATGTCGGTCTAAATATGTCAGATTTTTGTCTTTCATCATCAAATACCTGTTCTAAATTCACATCAATATTTCTATCAAACTCAACATTTAATTGAGCAGTTTGAACTAATGGTACATTAAACATCAGATTAGTATCTGGTGCCGATTTATACCTTAACGAACCTAAAATTACTCTTGTATCTATTCTATTACCCATAATTAATTTATAAATGTTGTGGTATCAATCCATTTAGTTGTAAACCTATCAAATGCTGAAGCACCTTTCTTTAAACCAAAGTAAAAATAAAATGGTGCCCCTACTGTCACTGTTTGTTCTTTAGGATTATTTTTATCCCAATTTGAAATACTTTCATCTATATCTCCATTAGCGTTGACAGCGTATATATAACCTTTATAATATTTATTTTTAGATGAATTAATTGCTGTACCTCTAAAATATCTTGAAACAGTCTCTATTCTATCCATTGATTGATATTTTGAGGAAAGGAATCCGCCATTATCTATAGGGTCTGTATACCACCCATTTTTTTCATCACCAAATATTGATTGATAATCAGAAATTTCCCACTGATAAAATGGTACTTGTTGACTAAATACATCAAAATAACTAAACGCACATGTTACATTAGCCGGAACATCATCATCAACAATAGTTCTTTTTGGTGTTATAAAATCTCTAGTTTGAGTATCCGAACTAAAGAAAATACCTATAACTGAACTATCTGAATTAAATCCGTTCCAATAAATAGGATTTTGGATTCCCGGTGGACTATCAGGATAATTTGCCGATTCAAAAGGTGCAACACCAAGTTCTGAATTAATTGAAATTAATTGAGCATAATCTCCGTCAACTTTATATTTTACTCGTGTAAAATATGCCGTAATATTTGAACCCACCAAAAATTGTAACATTTGGTCAATAAAACTTTTATTAATTAATCGACTAATAATTAATAAATTTAATATTTCAGTCACATTACCATATGTTGTTGTCGCCAATCTATTAACCACATAACCATCATATGCGTCTGACATGACTAATTCTTGTAAATAAGCACTTCTTGGACCTAAATCCATTAAAGTTGTTGGAGTTAATAGATAATTAAAATTATCACCTTGAGCATTACTAAAACTAGACGATGATGGCCTATCTTTACCAATAAAAGTACCGTTAGAATCTTTATATGGACTACTTCTATAATAAAAATTATTAGTTGTATGTAACACTAATGTATCTGTACAAAACTCACTATTTGGTTGATTTGGTTGATTTCCAAATGGACTGCTATATGTCACATCATTATGGAATGAATATGCGTATAGAGTACCATTTATCCAATTATTTGCAAATATATGAGACCATACATTTCTACACGCACCAAGATTAATACTACTTCTAGATATCCATTCAGTTAATAACTGAAAATCTTCGAGTAATGATATAAAAACTGTTGTAACAACAATATAACAACCACCTTTAAATATTGTTTCACCTTCAAATTCTTCACATGAACCATGACTAATAGTCATATTACCTTGACCATCGTCACCATAACATTCTAAAGGTACAGAACCAGCACAACTAAATGAATCAATAATACTACTTGTAAAATTTGTACCTTCAACTTTAAAATCTGCCGCACCACCTCCACCACCAGTTGAAGCCGCAGTTGTTGCTGTATCAAGACCAACCAATCCTTCATCAGGAATATCATACATTGCAAAAGATTCGTTATGTTGTAATGCAAATCCATTACAACAATTCTGTTGTACATTTGTTGATGTTGGTAATCTATCTGACCTCATGACCATTTTTCGACTATTGGCTCCTGATGTTAAATTATAAGTTAATGTATTACCTGTAGTGTTGTATATTGGCGCGTAATAATTACCATCCCAAGTAAAACCATTATAAGTAGCAGGAGGATTTACACTAAATACCATGTACATTAATGAACCACCCTCAACTATTTCACCAACATAATACCCTCTATTTAAATTAACATTAGAACCATTACCATTTGACGCAGGAAGATAATAACCTCCATATATACAAGCTGGGAAAGGGAAAGACCCGCAAGGAAAATTAATTGGTTGAGCAGAATTATTAGACCATTCTTTAGTAAAACCATTTTGAGTTATAACTTTTAATCCAAAGGTAGAATTTGATTGAGCCCCATTTGAAACAGGTAGAGGAGCTTCAAGACCATTAGGTGGTGCAGGACAGTTTGGTGTATATGTTAACTGAGTATTATCTAATTTAGAATAATAACTGAATAGTGAGGATGTAAACGAGGTAAAACCCGATGCACCAATATTAGGAAAAAAATCAAACGTATCAAAATATAATTTTTCACCTGAATAGGTATCCGTAGACAAATTACTTGATATATTAGCCATATCATGACTAACATTTTTAAAACTACCCTGTATTGGATAATTCATTTTATAATTACCTTCAATAATTAATGATGGGTCAGTACCTAATGTTTTACCAAATAAAATATTTAAATCATATCTAATTTTCACTCTAGGTACATTAGGGTCAACACCTCTATTTAAGATTAAAACACATTGTTGGTCAGGGTCTTTTAAATAAACCAATGGTTTTTTAAATATTGGAAATTGTTGACTACTATCTTTTGTATAAGGACCACCCCATGGACCTGCAGTTAGTCCCGGACCTCCATACCATCTCTGAATAAACATGTCATTATATAAAAATCTTTGATTAAGAGAATTTGGTATCATTGTCCCACAATGCCCACTAAATTCTGAATAAGTCATACCGGTTATAACTTGAAAATACTCTAAATCTATTGGAAATTTATAGTAATCATTATATCCACCTGTTGTCCCACTAATTTGTGTTGAACCTGTTAACATAACATTATAATTAACAGGTACCGGAGAACCACCAATATTAGGACTAGCATAATTAAAAGAAACTGAAGTCATTCCTGTAGATGTAAATCCTGTAATAGCTCGATTACCATACGAATTTGTAACACCACTAATTAAATTAATATCTTTATTTAATATAGGGTCTTGGAATGTAATTATTTGACCAATAGTTAAACTACTTAAACTACTTTTCTCACATAAAATGACTATAGTATTATCATAATGAAAATTAGTAGTTTGAGTTGGTGGATTATTATCTGGGTCAAACGTTACTTTTATTCTATTAACTCCACCACCGGGATTTGAACCAGGACTATTATCGAAATATTTAGCTTTTGTATTAAATAAATTTATTCTTTCCGCTAAACTTAAATTGGATGAAAATATATGGTCATTTTCTTGATTATCACTAGTCGCATAGGTAATTGTATTAACTCCCGGAACACCAACACTATTATCACTATTTCCCGCAGGTAATGTACCTGAAAAAGTTGTCGTAACCGCATTTTTTACCGAAGCATCAACAGAATTACCCGGAATTTTAAATATTGCCCCACCAACCCCTAATATAGACAATGTTGATGATAAAACGTTAGTCGAGTCTGGGTCAAGATATATATAAGGACAAGGTACTTCTTCAGCAGTATCTGTTCCAACATCTGAAACTGATGTTGATGCCTCTTCACTTATCGTACCTGAAGTACTAGGAGTTTCACCAACTTGACAATCACATAAATCACAATCAGGGTAAGTTAATAAAGGTAATGAAACCCCTTTTAACTCCATTTTCCATAATTCCCTTAAAATATATCCAAGAGCCACAAGAAGTAATGCGTAAAGAACAAGTTGAAGAGAATAACCAATTATTAAACCTAACGCATACGGTACAGTTCCCGCAATTAAAACTATGGTATTTATAATTTGAACTATATAATAAAGTATTAAGGCGGGTATAATTAATATCCTAAGCAACATTATAGTAAAATACAGTAAGTGCAAAGTTATTAACAATCCATACAGTACGGGTCTAAAAACCATCATTAAAAATGAGTATAAGATGTAAATTATATCAAATCTCATATTAGAATCGTTTGTTGGAAATTTGTTATTCTCACTATTACAACTATCGTCTAAAATATTTTTAATACCAATAAATCTATCAGGAGTCACACCTTTTCGATATTTATCAAGTAATTGAGATACAGTATAAACTTTATTGTATTGCATAACATAAAATTTATCATCACAATCAATCGCTTCTTGAATCATTTGACGACCTATTTGAGCACCAGTACTATTAGATGTTCCAGTATAACCATAATCCGCCCAATCTAAACTAAACGCGTATGATTTCATAGCCAAATCATATGGTGAATTTAGAGCCCTATTAGAGGATTCTAATGGGTCTGTTCCACTACTAGTCCACCCATGTTCTCTAACATTTGGTACTATAAAATAACCTCTTTTAATTTGTTCAGATAATGATGGAGATTGGTCCCATTTTACTTTAAAACGACATTTGGCTCTAGTTGGAATACCTTTTTTAGGGTCATTGGATATTACTTGTTCACCAAATTCATTTGTTATATAATAATCCAAATTCATTGGGATATCAACTAACCATGTACCATTCTCGTCAATAACTTTCCCCCCCTCATCTAAATCAAAAGATTCTAATATTGGTCTACCATATGTGTCCTGAAATATTGTTTGTCGTATACCTAAAATTTCACCCGGACCCGCAGTTAAACTACATTGATAACCCGCATTACCTCTAACCTTACATGATTTTTTTAAAGCGTCTTCCTCAATTGTCGAAACTAAAGACCCCATAAAAATGGCGGTAGGATTAATATCAATCCCTGCCTCAGATGATAAATCAAAGTCAGTTCTTGTTATACCTAAATTACATATTTGAGGTTGTCCCCATAAAGGTTCAACTTCAACAGTTCTGTTAATAGTGACAATTTGAGGTAAACTTCTTAAATTGGTCGATGATTTAAATGATACCCCCGCAACTTGAGATGGTGTTGCGATACCCATTCTTATTAAATCTTGCGGTGATAATGAAAATTCCCCAATGTCTGATAAGTCAATATCAACAACTATTGTTTGACTACCGGTTGGTAATCCAAATATCATATAATCACCACTTGTATTGGTTACGGTAGAAAATTTATAATACTTGTCATAAACTTCAATTAATGTTGGGTCAACTAAAACATCTTTTCTATCAAAGAAAGTGCCTGTTGGTATATGTCCACTATGAGATTGTTTATAAGGAAGTAGGTTATAACGATACCCATCATCATTAAGGTCGGAAAGTGATTTATAAGGGTATAATTCAGAAATAACAGGGTCTAACTCGTCAGTACTATCTAACGGGACAAATATCGAAACTTTTGCATTTGGAATACCAAAACCATTATTAACACTTACTCTACCAACAAGAACTCCATAGTCAGAGCATTGTCTAGTGTATATTTGACTTTGTAATATTTTTAGAGATAATATTTCTAAATACTCAAATTCTTGGTCTATCAAGACGTTAAGTGATTTGTCAACACCAGGCTCCGTTCTTATTCTAAATGAATTGGACATAATAATCTTTTTTAATAAATAGTTTATATACTATTTTCAAAAGATAATTAATAATTTTTAAAAATAAATTATGGTTTGTAGTTATATTTTTTTACAAAATCAATAGGGTTGGTATCTTTATTTAGATAATCATTGATTATGTTGATAACATATTTGGGAATAGTATTGTCAATTGAAGTGTGAGTTGTTTTAGGAATATTAACATTAATAATTTTAGTTTTTTTGTTACCTTTATATAAAGACACTTTTCCTCCGGAATTAGTGAAAAAAATCATATTATCCGACCATCTAACCGACATGAAGTTTATTGCATAATCAACATTATCCTTAATCTGATAATCATAATCATTATATAGTTGATTTGCACTGTCTAACGATATTGTTAAATCAACTTTAATTTTTTCTTTGTTCAGATTGTCTAATACTTGACACATATTAAATCCACCAATGCTATGTCCAATTATTACAACTTTACCATTTGGATTAAATAATCTAAAATATTTCACTGTTTTAAAAACTTCTTCAGGCGTTAAATTATAATTATTTGTGCCAATATATGTGATGACACTATTTTTATTAGTCTCAACTTTACTTTCAATTAAACCTAACCCATTTAAATCCCTTGATTGTGTTATATCAATTTGAACCTCATTAGTTCCTACCACATCATCAAATGGACTTACGGACCCTTCAATGACTATTACTAAATTTTTGGTATTTTTATTAAAATAATCTTGAGGATATTGAATTACTTCTAATTTTCTTCGTTCTTGAAATTTGTTAAAATCAGTCGCAACAAAAGACGCAAATATTAAAAATAAAAAAATTTGAAATTTTGTTATTTTTTTAGTTTCCTTAATTTGATTAAAAAAAATTAAAATAAAGATAAACGAACATATTAATCTAAAATTAACATATGCTCCTGCCACAAACCATTGTGCCCAAGTTCCGTTATATCCTTTAATGAACGTTAAAATATCTGAAATATAATCCATTCATTAAAAATAGAATGATTCAGTTAAATTATCAAGAGAAATTAACTGTTTTAATATTTTTAACTCGAACGTTAATATCTTTGTTTGGATATCTAATTTGATACACTTGTCTTGGTTCCGCAAAAATAGTGTCATCAACTAGTTCAATTTGTTTAGTTGCCGAATCAAGATATCTTTGAGATGTTTGAGAAGAAGAGTATTGACCACCAACTTTATTAAAAAATGTCATATCTGAAACTGAAATTACCCCATTTTCACTTTGAACTAATCTTCTTAATTCAGAAACATTAACATTCTCTCCCATTTCTTGGTTCGTTGGGTCAAAATAGTCAGTTATTATATTAATTACTTGAGAAATGATTGAACCTTGATTTTGTGAATTATCTAACACAACATCAACATTTATTGCTAAATCAATAACATTAGCACTTTCAATTGAAACATAATCATTAATCATACGATAATTTGAGAGATAATTGGCAACATTATTTTTTAATGTATTAGAAACTATTTCAGTTAATCGACCTGTTTCATCATAAGATAACATTTGAACTTTAATCTTATTATTCTCTTCTGTTATCGCAACTTTTGCCGGTGCACCAAATTGAGATGGCATTGTTCTTATAATAGATTCATAATCATTTATTGTAACGGCTCTATTTTGAGCAGTAAAGTTATATGAAACTAAATTTCTAACTTCTTCGGTTGTTGGGTAATTAGCCCCACCAATTGCCGCGGTAACATTATTACATCTTAATGAGTTAACCACCGTTGTGTTAACAGATGCTGACGGACCGTTAACAAAAAATGAAACTGTACCTATTTGAGTTATTACCCCAACCCCTAAATTACTTCCTGTCCCACCACCAATTCTGTATTGAACAAATAGGGTCGTATTAGGTTTTAAAGTACTACCTAATGCAAAGTTATTAGAATATTTATACAAATTTAATGGTTTACCATCTCGAGCAAATTCTCGTAATTGTTCATCAGCCGATTGAGTACCTCCACCAAAAGTCATTTTAAAGAAACCTTCAGGGGTAAATTCAGTTATAAATTTAGTTGCCGTGGCCACATATCTACCAACTTTAATACCCGGATTATCCGAAACTTTTGTTGGGTCTTCAATAAAAACTCTATCTTGAGCCAACGCTTGAACTTCTAACCATCGGTTATCAACACCTAAAAATTCTTGATTTGAAGGTACGTTCGCATATTGTGTCCCATCTTTTAGTAATACACTAGTTACACCTAAAACAGTTTTTTCAGGTAAAAATAATTCAAAGAATGGTTTTACATCATTTGCTGTAATAACTCTTTTAAAAACTTTGGTAATACCATTAACAACAGTTTCTCGTTTAGTAATTGTATAATTTAATAATTTGTTATTAGAATCAAAATTTGGTATTTTTAATCTATTTGGAAATCCTTCAGCATTTGAAGGCGATGAAAAATCAATATCATAAACTGTTTCAAATACTTGACCTGCACCATTTACTTGAGAACCTCTACGTAATATACCACAATATCTTAAATCTTCCTTATCCCCATAAGCAGGTACTGTTATTGAAAAATCAACTAACGCTACTGATGGTCTTTGACCCGGAACTTTTAATCCATAAGTCTTTGCAATATTAAAAACTGATGACCTTTGTTGAGCGTATTGTAAAACAGTTTCTTGAATACTTCTATCAATATTAAATTGAAGGTTATCCGTAACCGCAGCGTTTAGGTCTAATAATACAGAGAACACACTCGCATCATTAAAGTTATCAATTAATTCAGGATAATAAGTTCTTGTAAAGTTTATTAACTCAGTTCTAATTGATTGGAAATCTCTCGTAGTATACGATATTTTTTTATTTGCCATATTCTTTAAATATTTAGGATTACAAAATCACTAGCGTTAAACACATCGTTATTTATTTGATAATCTATTTTTACTTTTGCAGTATGTTCTTTAGTACCAATCCCCGGTACTCTAAAAACACGAGTATCATATTGGTCAACATAAGTACCTTTATCTTCTTCACCATCGGAAGCCGCTGTAATACTTATATTTTTTATTGTTATTCCCGGTATATATTCTTCAACCGCGTCTCTAATTTCAGCATCAATGTCCGAAAATGTCGGTCCATCTAATGGTTCAAATATAAATTCATACAACCTTGTTCCAAAATCAGGTAAAAAATATCTTGTACCTTTTCTAGTTAATAATAAATGTATTAAATCCGTTCTTGTTTCTTGAGTACTATCCGTAGAAAGGTCTAAATACTTCCCATCATAAGAATCCCTAAAAGGGAAATTAATACCATATGTTTTTCCATCTGCCATATCTATAAATATAGTGTCGTAATTATTTTTTATAAATACCCTTAAAATAAAAAATCACGACCTTAAGTCGTGATTTATATTCTTATTAAGAACCACACCCAAAACACTCAAATTCCGTGTCTGTTGGTTTTGAAGTTAGTTCAACTGTTGGTTTCTCAATTTGTTTTGGTTGACCTACTTTTGAAATGTCCACCGCCAAGTGTTTAGCTCCGGTTGATATCGCCTTTGTTCTAACATAATAACAAAGAGTTTTCAATCCTTTACCCCACGAATGGAAGTGTGATGATGAAATCTTTGATAATGTTGGATTGGACATATAGATATTCATTGATTGTGATTGGTCAATGAATGGTGCTCTGTCAGCAGCCATATCAATTAATTCTCTTTGAGATATTTCCCAAATTGTTTTGTATTTTGGAATTAAATGCTCAATTCTTTTAACTTTCTTGTTGTAATTTTTATCTTCTTGGTCAAGATAATTATTAAAGTTAATGTTTTGAATTGACCCTTCATTCATAATGATTTCATTTTTTAAATCTTCAGACCAAATACCTATTTTCTCAAAATCACTAATTAAGTATTTGTTAACAATTAGAATTTCACCCCCAACTACACGACGATTAAATAATGCCGAGTGAGCCGGTTCTGTCATTTCAAATGAACCTGTAATCTTAGCGGAAGACGCAACTGGCATCTGAGCCGTGAATAACGAATTACAAACCCCGTGATTGGACACTTCTAACTTAAGTGAGTCCCAGTCCCACATTCTACCTAATCCTTCATAATCTAATCCCCACATATCAAATTGGAATATACCTTTTGACATTGGTGAACCTTTAAAGAATTTGTATGGTTTGTATTCCCCTGATTTACATAATTCCATACTCTCTGTGATTGCAGCAAAGTAGATTGTTTCAAATATTTCTTTGTTTAATTGTTTTGCCTCTTCAGATGTGAAGATATAATCCATTAAGAAGAATACGTCAGCAAGACCTTGTGTTCCAATCGCAATTGCTCTTTGTTCTAAACCACCTTTTCTACCTTGTTCAGTTGAATAACTATTAATGTCTACAACTTTGTTAAGTGCTCTAACAACCTTTCTAACTTCACTATAAAGTAATTTGAAGTCAAACTCTCCTTTAACAATAAAGTTCTTCAATACCATAGATGATAATGTACAGATTGCTGTAGTGGTTTCATCAGTATATTGGTAAATCTCATTACATAGGTTAGATTGTTTAATCACTCCAATGTTTTGATGATTTGTCTTTCTGTTAGCACTATCTTTAGAACATAAGTAAGGAACTCCTGTTTCAACTTGAGATTCAATAATTTTATTCCAAATTGTTTGAGCTTTAACTTTTTTACCTAAACCAAGTTCAACTGCTTTATTGTAGTTTGCTTCATACTCATCACCATACGCTTCTTGTAATGGTTTGATACCTGCTTTGATAATGTCGTTTGGACAGAATAGATACCAATCACTATTGTTCTTAACCGCATTCATAAAGTTATCCGGTAACCAAATTGAGGTAAACAAATCTTTTGCCCTCAATTCCTCAGCACCCGTATTCTTTTTGATTTCAAGTAAGTCCATAATGTCTTTATGCCAAGGTTCAATATAGATAGCCGCACTACCAGGTCTTCTTCCTTGTTGGTTGAAAAATCTTAATCCTTCATTAACAATCTTTAGGTATTTCAATAAACCACCCGCAAACCCACCTGATGAATTAATACGGCTTTCTTTACTACGAATGTTAGACATACATAATCCAATACCAGCTGCGTCAGACGAATACGTTGAAATGTCGTTGAATGTTTGTAATAAACCTTCTCTTGAGTCTCCATTATTGTATTTTAATACACAAGATGCTAGTTGAGGTGTTTTAGTTCCCGCGTTAATCATAATTGGTGTCGCAGGAGATATAACTTGATTTGATAATGATTGATAATACTCAACCGCCTCTTCAAATGATTTAGTCACCCATAAAGCCACTCTCATATACATATGTTGAGGTCTTTCAATTACTCTACCTTCAGGATTTTTTAACAAATACATTTCTTGTAATGATTTCCACGCAAAATAATCAAAATTGTAATCATTCTCGTGATTTATTACAGAATCAATATTTTCAGTACCATATAGTTCAATAGTCTCCATTAACTTATCGTTAATGATGCCATCAACGTGTAAGGTGTGCATTGTATTACAGAAACTTTCATCAGTTTCTTTATGATATGCAGAAATAGCAACAGACGATGCTAATCTTGAGTAATCGTGATGACTACCGGTGTAAGCCGCTGCAATCTCATAAACCAATTTATCCAACTCTTTGGTTGTAATAACACCCTCTGTTGGAACAGAAGTAATCACCTTAATGAATACCTCATCAGCATTTACGTTTAACCCTCTTGCCGCTCGTTTAACTCTATTATAAATTTTTTGGGGGTTGAACGAAACTTCGTCTCCCCCTCTTTTTCTTATCTTTAGTGACATCATATTAAAAATCGTCTGTAAATGTTAATGACTCACCTAACTTGGCCTTTTGATACTCCATTGTTCTTGATTCAAAGAAGTTTCCTTTTGTTTCAACAGCAATCTGTTCCATAAACTTAAATGGTTGTTCAACATTAAAATGTTTTTTACATCCAAACTTAACTAATAAACCATCAGTAACAAATTCAAGGTATTGTTTCATTAAATTTGAGTTCATACCAATTAAAGACACAGGTAATGATTCAGTGATAAATTCTTTTTCAATTTCTAAAGCGGATAGTAAGATTTCTTTAATTCTTTTCTCCGTTGGTTTGTTCTCAACGTGATTGTTAATCAAATGAATAGCAAAATCACAATGTAAGTTCTCATCTTTGAAGATTAATGAATTAGCATTACATAACCCTTGCATAATTCCTCTTGATTTCATCCAAAAGATTGAACAGAATGAACCTGAGAAAAAGATACCTTCAACGGCAGCAAACGCCACCAATCTTTCTTGGAAGGAAGAATTCTCAATCCAATCAAGAGCCCATTTAGCTTTCTTTTGAACTGCCGGTAATCTATCAATTGCGTGGAAACATTCGTCTTTCTCTGTTTCATCAGAAACATAAGTATCAATCAATAATGAATACATTAACGAGTGAATGTTCTCCATCATAATTTGGAATCCGTAGAAGAATTTTGCCTCAGCATATTGAACCTCTTTTAAGAAATTCTCAGCCAAGTTTTCATTTACAATACCATCAGACGCCGCGAAGAACGCTAATATATTTTTAAGGAAATATCTTTCATTATCAGATAGGTTTTCCCAATCTCTAATATCGTTAGATAAATCTACTTCTTCTGCCGTCCAAAAAGCCGCTTGATGTTGTTTGTAAAATTCCCATATATCATTATGTTCAATAGGGAAGATAACGAATCTGTCATTATTTGGTTCTAATATTTTTTCTTTCATTTTTAAATTAATTTTGTGTTTGTTCTTTTTGTTTTCTTTTGTCTAACAAATCTTTTATTCTTTGTCTGTTTCTTTCTTCGGTTTGTTCTTCTAACCCTAAAAATGTTACAGAACTTTCAGTGTCAATCTCCAACATACCATTATCAAACTTACAATTCTCAAAGACAACACCATCATCACCAATACGTGATTTAGTAATTGCAATCGTCGCTAGTTTCATTTCTTTTTGTTGTAGAGATTTAGCTACGGAAATGATTACGTGTCCAACCTGTGCTTTTTTGATAGAACCACCCATTTGGTCAGTAGTCACAACATCCGAAGATATTGAACTTCTATTACCTTGAGTTGCTGTCCATCCTACCAAGTCAAGTTCGTGACACATAGATTCAAAACCTCTCATCACAGACCCTTCAGATTTCCATTCATCTCCCAAGTTTTTATCAGGAACCACACAATCAATGTAGTCCAATAATACCATATCAATTTTGTTTCCTTCAGAAATCATTTTTCTAATTTGATTCTTAATTTGCATCATTGTTACGGTGTCAGATGGAAGTTTTTTAAGTATCAATTCATTAGGCATTTTTTCCTTAATTTCTTGAACTTTAATCATTACTTCATCCTTTTTTAAAGACAAATCATCCGGGTGGATTTTTGTCCATAATGTAATGTGTTTACGTTGAATAATCTTTGGGTTATCCTCGAAGAATATTTGTAAAACATTATACCCCAAATTAAATGCGTGATTCGCAATTTTTGTAAGTAATGTTGATTTACCTACACCTGTTGGGGCTAACACTACACCGATTTCACCTTTAGCAAGGCCACCTTTTAAGAGTCTATCTATCCCCGGAATACCCATCGGTATCGGATGACGATAATCCTCGTTTAGAACATCGTCTAAATTGCTGAAAACACTTTCAGTCCCCTTATCATGTTCTCCAACCTGAAGAGCTTTACTCACCATCTCTTCTAATGTGTCATAACTCTCAAATTCACCAGTGTCGATGATTTTTTGAGCTTTAACCATTACTTTCTGTAACTCCTGTTGTTTACAGAACTTCATTGATTTTTCTTGTACAAATTCAGCTCCTTCAAGCGTAGACTCCTTAACTTTTGTAAGGGTATCAATAATGATTTTAGCCGCTAGAGGTTGTTGTATCTCAGATTTTGTAATTTGTTCTAATGTGTCAAAGGTTGGTGTGTGTTCGTATTTTGTATAATATTCCTTAATCATTTGGATGATTAATTTGAAGTATTTATTCTCAAAATAACTTGTTTCAATCACATCTATAATAGACCTTGAGAAATCTTTGTCGATAATGATTTGGTTTAATAATTGTATCTGAAAGGTACTACCTAGATACTCGAAATTTTTGTTTGACGCCATATGTTTTTTCTTTTAGTGTAATAATAAATACTACACACTTAAGGTAAATTCTAGATATTTTTTTGTTAAATTTTTAGATGAAAAGATGTCAGTCAAGTTCATCAACAAGTTTTTTAGGTGTGGGCGTACATCCACAGTATATCTTATCTTTGGAGGGTATACTTTAGCGTCTACCTGTCTATGACAAATTGTCACATCATTTTGTTTGATGAAGATGTTAAAGTACTCCGGACCATCTGTATAAGACGTTTCCAAAATAGCTGGATTGTTAATAATTTCGTACATATTATCCGTCATATACGTTACGGTTTTCAATGATAATTGTGTCTGAATATCGTCTTTAAATTCACGAAGTAATTCATAAAGTTCTAATGAGTTTTTTCCCTCATTATTGAACTCTCTCACGTTAAAAAATCTCTGTACAATGATGTTATCATTTACCATCATTAAGAATTCTAATTTTACCGATTCTTGGTCTTTCATAGTTTTAATTAATTGTTGTTATAATTTCTTTTTTCTTTTCTTGTTAGTTTCATAAAGGGTCT